TTCGATCTGTTCGATGCCCAGGTCGAGTCGGTGGACATGTGGTTGCGCGATCGCTACTCGATCTTGTTGAAGGCCCGCCAGATCGGATTCTCGACCCTCGTGTCGACGTACTGCTTCTGGCTGACGTTCTTCTACGGGGATCGAGTCATCATCATGCTGTCCAAGACCGAGCGCGATGCCGTGAAGCTGTTGGAGAAGGCCAAGTACGGAGCTCGGTTCCTGCCGGACTGGATGAAGTTCCGTGGTCCGGTCATGTCGATCAACCAGACCAAGATGGCCTTCTCCAACGAGTCGTACCTGGAATCGTTGCCATCGGCATCAGACCCCGCTCGGGGCGAGACCGTTCATCTCGTCGTGGTGGACGAGTTGGGTCTGTTGCCGAATAGCGAGGAGGCATGGGCAGCGATCGAGCCCATTGCCGACGTTGGTGGCCGGGTGATCATGCTCGGCACCGCCCATGGCGAGGGCAACCTGTTCCACAAGCTGTGGGTGGGTAGCCAGACCAAGACCAACCAGTTCAAGGGACTGTTCCATCCGTGGTGGGCGGGCGACCGCGATCAGGACTGGTACGACGACAAAGTTCGCAACCTGCCCGACTGGCAGGTCGCTCAGGAGTACCCCTCCGATCCCGATGAGGCGTTCCTGCGTTCGGGTCACCCGGTGTTCAACATCGACGCTCTGCTGGCGCTGGAATCGATGACCCCGCGGTCAGGGTTCCTGACCAACGACAACGGGCTGTTCACCTTCGATGACCGAGGTGGGCCGCTCAAGGTGTGGGAGGAGCCCGATTCCTCGATGCGCTACGTCATCGGGGCCGACGTGGCCGAGGGCCTCGAGCACGGGGACTTCTCAGTGGCTCAGGTCATCGAGGCCAAGACTCGCCGGGTCGTCGCCTGCTACTGCGCCCGGATCGATCCCGACCTGTTCGGCAGCGACATCCTGTTCAACCTGGGTAAGTGGTACAACCAGGCTCTGATCGGGGTCGAGTCCAACAACCACGGACTCACTACCAACAAGGCCCTCCACCGGGTCTATTACCAGCCGCTGTACAAGCAGCGGCAGATCAACCGCGTAGGTGGCAATCCACCTACGGATGTCCTCGGGTGGCGTACTACTTCCATCACCAAGCCCGTCTGCATAGACGAGTTGAACCGGGAGCTTCGGGACGGGGGGCTTGCGGTCTACGACTCCGACACTATTACCGAGCTCCGCCAGTTCGTCCGGGAGGGCGACGGCAAGATGCACGGCTCACCGTTCGATGACCGGGTGATGGCGCTGGCGATCGCCGCCCAGATGTTGAAGTACGTGTTCTTGCGCGAGTACCAGCCGCTGAAGGAGCCGCCGCCGGGCACCTTCGGATGGTTCGAGAAGATGATGTTCGGCGAGATGGCCAAGGACCTGACCAAGACCAAGCAACGCGCCCCGATCGGGGCGCACTTCACCAGGAGTAGATGATGGCAGTAGCCCGGATGCACAAGCAGCGGACCGTGCTGCGCGAGAACATGCGCTGGGATCGCCAGCGCCCGATCACCCGCGGGGGTGCCCCCGTTGAGGTGGTCCCGGCGACGGGGGCCATCGCTGGTACTCCGGGGACTTGGACGCCGCCAGGATCGACGCCGCCCGCAACGAATCAGGACCTTGGCGGGATCACCGCTACGCCGACCACGCCCTGGACGGTTGGTCAGAACGTGGTCTGCGGGGATGCTTCGACGGCCCACTGGAATGGATCGGCGTGGGCGGCGGGAGCCGCCACGTGATCTGTACGTCGTGCTGCCTGAAAGATGCTGAACCCGGCAGCGATGAATGTTTCCGCTGCCGGGTCCAGACCGTGGGGTTCCAATTCCGCGGTGGCGGTGGATATACCCGCCAGATGTTCCACGAACACACCATCGAGTCCCGGCGCGCCGAGATTCTCGGTGACCGCGTACTCGGCGTGGATGCCGTCCCCTCCTCCGAATTCGGGTGGTGATCCATGAAGCAGGCCGACCTGTTGAAGTTCATGCGCTCGGAGGTGGACCGCTCCAAACGGTGGCGGGACAACGAGGATATGGACGATCTGTGGAAGCGGATGATCGACCTGTACCGGGGCAAGCACTACGAGGGGTCGTCGGGTAGCGACCGCTTGGTGGTCAACATGATGTTCGCCACCAAGAACATCATCGCCCCGGCGGTGGCGATCAACAATCCACGCTTCGTCATCAACGCTCGCAAGCCCGAGAACGCTCCGATGGCGGTGATCGTGGAGGAAGTCTTGAACTATCTCTGGCGCTGCCACCACTACCAGGACGAGATCCGTCTGGCCGTGGACGACTGGATCGTGGCCGGGCACGGCTGGATCAAGACCGGCTACAAGTTCAACAAGGAACCGGTGGCCAAGAAGGTTCCTGACTCTGACATCGAGAACTCCGAGAACCCCGTCGATGGGGCGACCACCGAGGAGGGAATCGATGACCGGGCCCCGGTGCCAGGCAACGTCGAGACCGAGATGGTCATCACCGACGATCGTCCGTTCCTCGAACGGATCTCGATCTTCGACATGTTCGTGGACCCCGATGCCCGACACATGAAGGAGATCCGCTGGATCGCTCAGCGCACCTGGCGAGCGCTGCAGGACGTGCGGGTGGACGAGCGCTACGACACCAAGGCCCGCAAGGCAGCATCGGCGACGAGTTGGTCGCGCTGGGACTCGGCCGATGCTGATGGCCGGGACAGCGACACCATGCCCGATCAGGGGGCGGTGAGCTACTGCGAGGTGATCGAGTTCTACGACGTACGCCGCAAGATCGTCGCCACCTTCGCGATGAACGGGGACAACTCCGAAGATGGCAGCAACGTCAAACAAGGTGGGTTCCTGATCCGCCCGGATGAGATGCCCTACGCCTTCGGGCACCCGTTCTTGATGCTGCGCAACTACGAGGTGCCGGACAACTTCTACCCGATGGGCGAGCTCGAGTCGATCGAGTCACTTCAACTCGAGCTCAACGAGACCCGTACCCAGATGATCAACCACCGCAAGCGCTTTGCCCGCAAGTGGGTCTACTCCCGAGACATGTTCGATGAGGATGGGGTGCGGGCATTGGAGTCCGACGTCGACAACACGATGATCCCGATCCTGGGGGACGCCAACCCGTCCAACTACATCGCCCCGCTGCCCTCGATCGGGACGCCGCCGGACTTCTACAACCAGTCCGAGACGATCACCAATGACATCAATACCGTCGCCGGGGTCAGCGATTACATGCAGGGGGCGGCATCGCAGTCGATCAACCGTTCGGCCACCGAGGCGGCGATGATCCAGGACGCGGCCAATGCTCGCAGCCGGGACAAGCTGACCAAGATCGAGTCGTTCCTCGCCGATGCGGGCGAGCGGATCATCCTGCTGATGCAGCAGTACCTCACCGGGGACCACGTGGCCCGGATCACTTCGGTCGCTGGGCGGGCGTGGGTCAACTACGACGCCGACTACTTGCAGGGCTCCTACGACTTCGAAGTCGAAGGCGGCTCCACCGAACCGCTGAACGAGACCTTCCGTCGCCAGTCCGCGCTGCAACTGGTGGATGCCATGGCGCCCTTCGTCGGGGCTGGTGTCGTGAACCCACTTGGGTTGGCACGGTACGTGTTGCAGTACGGCTTCAACATCAAGGATCCCTCCCAGCTGCTCAACGGTCCAGTGGAACAGCAGATGCAGCAGGCGGGTGTGCCGCCAGAAGAAGCGGTTCCCGGCGAGGAGTCGATGCTGCCGCCGGGCGCGCCGTCATCGATGGCCGAGCTCGGTTCTCCCGAACCGGTTCCTGCCGAGTTCGGTGGCGGACCCCCGATCGAACAGATGCCCATGGGCGGGCCTCAGATTCCACCGGAGTTGATGGCCCAGATGGCTGGTCCATAGCCAGCTTGACCAGGGGTGGTACAAATAGGCCAGGCACTCGAGCAACCGAAAGGACTCATACGTGTCGGACTACAACCCCTTTACGGACGAAGGGGACACTGGTCCTGTCGATAGCGGTCCCGAACCAGGGGTAGCCGAGGGAGACGGACAACCCACCGAACCCGCACCCGAGGAGGTATACGAACCTCGGGACTACCTGGACCTCGATGAAGTCGGAAACCGATACGTCTCCGTCAAAGTTGATGGCCAGGTGGAGGAAGTGCCCCTCCGTGAGGCACTTCAGGGATACAGCCGCACGGCCGACTACACCCGGAAGACCCAGGAAGTAGCGGAGAAGGCCAAGCAGGCCGAGTACGCCCTCGCCGTCCAGCGAGCATTGCAAGCTCAGCCCGAGGAGACACTCCGTCTCCTCGGCCGTCAGTACGGCGTCAACTTCGAGTCGCAATCGCCACCGCCAGCACCCCCGTCATATCCGGGGAGCCGGTGGGAGCAGCCGTCCTACGACGATGGCGGCTACGACGAAGACGATCCCTATGCCGATCCCGTTCAGAAACGCCTCAACGCCCAAGATCGAATGCTGAGTCAGATCCAGCAGCAGATGGAGGAGCGGGAGGCGAACGAGACCTTGCGTGCGGCTGTCGGTGGGCTCCAAAGGAAGTACCAGCTGGATGAGACCACCGTCCAAGAAGTCGTATCGACCGCCCTGCAAGCCGGAATGGGACCAGGCGCGTTCGAGATGATCTACAAGAACATCGCATTCGACCGAGCTCAGCGGGCTCGAGAACTGGCGATGCAACAGCGGACCGAATCCGACGCCGCTCGCCAGGCGGCTAAGGCTCGTGGTCAACAGCTAGTGGGGTATGGGGGATCAGCCGCTGCGGCTGGTGGCCCACCTCCGGTGCCTCCCGAGGGACAGCCCATTTCCCTCACGGAGGCTTTCGAAGCGGCCTGGGACCAACACACCAGGTAGTTCGGGCCTCCGTCTCCTAACAAGGACGGCCCGTGGCAGGTAACCCACAGCACATCCCGGTCAACTGGGACGACATCTTGTCGACCACGATGCACAACTACCGCAAGACGTTGACCGACAACATCTTCAACGGCCGACCGCTGTTGAACTACTTCATGTCCAAAGGGCGAGTGCGCACCATCGATGGTGGTGTCAGCATTGTCGAGCCCGTGATCTTCGCCGAGGGTGAGGCGGGCAGCTACTCCGAGTGGCAGCAGCTGACCATCACTCCCCAAGAGGGCATCTCGTCGGCGCAGTACCCATGGCGTCAGGTGTACGCCACGATCGCCATCTCCGGTTTGGAGGAGGCCCAGAACAATGGCAAGGCCCAGGCGATCAACCTCTTGGAGGCCAAGGTCATGCAGGCGGAGGAGACCCTCCGCAATCGGATGTCCAAGCAGCTGTACGGCACGCTCGCCGCGCCGGACCCGAACAAGGATTTCCTCTCCCTCGATGCGGTGATCGATGACACCGCTCCGGTGGGTGGCATCGATCCAGCTGTGGCGGGCAACGGATGGTGGGCGTCGTTCGTGGCTGACGTCGGAGCGGTGGATGCGACCGGCCTCGAGGCCGCGCTGTCCAACGCCTACCACGTCTCGTCGGACTCCGGGTCGGATCGCATCGATGCGATGTTCACCGGCCAGGGCGTGTACGAGTTCTACGAGTCCACGCTCACCCCGCAGGTCCGCTACACCGACACCAAGACGGCGAACCTCGGCTTCATGAACCTGCTGTTCAAGCAGACGCCGATCTACTGGGACTTCGACTGCCCGGTGGGAGTGGTCTACGGGATCAACTCCAAGTACGTCGGACTGGTCATCCACTCCCAGCGGAACTTCGCCCAGACCCCGTTCTCCAAGGGTCTGTCGGGGAACATGGCGTCGGCCAACGCGACGACCGGCGTGGCATCCAGCGTCGATGCCCGGTACAGCTTCATCACCACCTACGGAAACCTCACCACCCGGCAGCGGCGTCGGCTGTTCAAGCTCACGAACGTGTCGGCGGCTCCGTAGGAATCGTTTCAGCGCTGAAAGGACTCGTCATGAGCGACGTTGGCCCGTACGGGTTCACCGACCGCGCCAGCGATCAGGGCGTGACGGCCAATCAGATGGTTGGGGAGAGGGCCGGGTCGACAACGGCAAACGCGACATCGCCGACGTCGACACCGGCCTTCCTCTCCACCGCTCCGTACAACCCGCGGTACGGCAAGGAGGACCGCAAGTTCATGTGCCGGGGGAAGAACAACACCTGCCGGGCTTACCGAGTGCGGGGCACGGAGTGGTGCGTCTTCCATCGACCCGCGGAGGATGAGTGAACCTTCAGAACCTCCGCGACTACATCCGCGTCCAGCTGGACATGGACGAGGAGGAGCTCCCCAATGCCCTGTTGGACTCCTACCTCCACGAGGCCTACCTGCGCACGATGTCGATGGAGCGGCGGTGGCCATTCTTCGAGACCTACTTCGAGGTGGCCAACACCCCTGATGCCGACCTAGTGGCTCTGCCCGCGGAGTGTGACGAGAACCAGATCATCAGCCTGATCAAGCTGCCCGAGAACATCCGGCTGATCCAGATCGCTCCCGAGATGGGCGATGATCGCTTCACCGGAACCGATGCCACCTCGAATGCTCCCGTCTACTACTCGATCTGGGGCAATGCCATCAGCCTGTGGCCCCGGCCCTACCCCGACGTGACGACGAACTTCCGTATTCGCGGGTACCGCAAACCGACCAACTGGGTCGCCCAGGGATCGAGCGCCGAAGTGGATGCTGACCCTCGGCTGCACATCCTGCTGGCCCACTACGCCATCGCTCTGTGCTACGCCCAGCAGGAAGATGAAGTTCTCGAAGACGTCTACATGAAGCGGTGGCAGGCCTCCTTCGCTGCCGCTCGCTCGGCTATCTGTGGGCCGCGCCATCACCGTCCCCTTGTCCTCAACGGGGGGCTGATGGTGGGGACCGTTGCACCCGATCTCGCCTGGAACCTGCCGACCTGATGCCGAACCGTCTCGAGCCCGTCAACTTGGTGGACTTCACAGGCGGCCTCAATCTTCGTTCCAACCAGTTCCAGCTGACTCCCAACGAGTCACCGGAGATGGTCAACATCAACATCGATCCTCTCGGTGGCTTCTATACCCGCCTGGGCTGGGAACGGTGGAACGAGGACGACATCGTTGACGTCGAGACGGTGGAGTGGGATCCCCGCCGGGCGTTTCTCCATCAACTCTCGGACGGATCTGACGTGGTGTACGTGGCGGCGAGCGGCGGCATCTACTGGGCCCGAGAGGACGCGGTGTTTGCGGGCCCCCTGCCCCCGGTCGCTGAAGCCGATCCCCACATGGCCGACTTCGCTGCCTGGGGCGATGACTTGTACGTCAGCGTCGGCCATACCCAGCCGATGTGGCGTCGGACCGGGGTCGGCACGATGACGTCGCTGACACCGGGTGGCTCGGCGACGTGGAACGACGAGTACACCGCACCCGCTGGGACAGTCGGCCCCCAGGCCGAAGTGAACGAGCCCCATGGGGGCTACCTGTTTGCCGCCAACACCCAAGAGGATGGGCTCTGGCATCCCAACCGGGTGCGCTGGTCGCATCCCAACCGCCCCGATAACTGGGCCTCGACCGACTACATCGATATTGGTACCGGGGGGTCACAGATCACCGGGATGATGAGCTACGAGGATCACCTGCTGATCTTCAAGAACGACTCGATGTGGGCGTTGTATGGCTACGACCTGGATTCGTGGCAGTTGGTTCAGAAGTCATCCACCATCGGGGCCGTTTCGCCCCAGGGGATCACCCGCAACGAGGCCACGGTGTTCTTCTTCTCGGCGTCAGACCGTGGGGGGATCTACGCCTACGGCGGTGAACGTTCTCAGGAGATCAGCATCCAGCTGCGGCGCGCCTTCTTCGAGATCCTTCATCCCGACTTGGTGTGGGTCGGGTGGATCGGCCGCAAGCTCTACGTCACCCTGCCGTGGAACTACGCGGGTCCGACCGCCAACAACTACGGCGTGTTCGTCTTCGATCCCTCGGTGGGCGATGGGGCCTGGACATTCTTCCACTCCACGCATGGGAGCATCGGGCCGATCGTGGCCCACTCCAACGTGGACAGCCAGCCCTATCCGTTGGCGGTGGTCCGCGAGACCGATACCGCTTGCGTGGTCCAGTTGATGAAGATCAACGATGCCTACGACAAGATCCACCAGGAACACTCGCTGGGGACGAGCACCGGGGGCTACCTGGTCACCGATACCGATGCCGAGATCTTGCTCACGGGTGAGATCAACCACGAGCCCTTCGACACCGTGTACCGCACTCCGTGGATCACCGCCGAATGGCCCACTCGCAAGAAGTCCTGGCGACGGCCCGACTTCGTGTGCCGCGAGACGGGCTTCACTCATCAGCTGGCGGTGCGGTCGTATCGGGATTACGAGGAGACCCAGCCCAAGCGGCAGTACAGCCTGCAGGTTCCCTCGACTGGGGCTGAGGCTCGCTGGGGTGCGTTCACCTGGGGTGACGGCACGATTTGGGGTGCGGGGAAGTCGGGGGCATCGATCCGGCGGGGTTCGAGCTTCGGAATGTGTCGGGCGTTGCAGCTGCGGGTGGCTGGCGCGACCCCGCTGCACAGGTGGGGGGTCGACGCCATCATCTTGAAGATCGTGCTCAGGAGGTTCCGCTGATGCTCGTGCTGCCCAATGACATCGAGAACGAGACCCCAGCTGATGCGGTCGAAGTCGAGCAGAACTACAACGTCATCGAGCAGTACATCAACTCCGCCGTCATCACTCGCGATGGCACGGTAGCGATGCAGGCGCCGTTGCAGTTGTTCGGCGATCCGCTCTCGGCCGATGACGCGGTGCGTAAGTCCTACGTTGATGCAATCCTGCCGATCGGGATCATCTTGCCCTATGGCGGTGCGGTCGCTCCCGCTGGCTCATGGGCGTCGTGCAACGGGGCGACGGTGCAGACTTCGGTATACCCGAAGCTGTTCGACGTGCTGGGGTACCGCTTCGGGGGTTCGGGTGGATCGTTCATGCTGCCCAACCTGGCGGGGAAATTCCCGGTGGGGTATTCCTCATCGGCGACCAACTTCAACACGGTGGGCAAGGCGGGTGGTACCTGGGATGTGCCGGTGCCTCAGCACGCTCACGCCATGCCGCACTCCCACACGATTGCTCACACCCACACCATCAACCACGATCACGGCACCGTGAACACATCCAGTGCCTCGGTGAGTAGCAGCAATCTGTGGGTCAACAACACCTCGGGTGGTGGCGACATCCCCGGACAGCAGGGGAGTCCCAACGCCCTGTCGGCTGGGTCCAGCCACTACCACTCGGTCAACTTGCCCAGCTACAGCGGGAGCTCCGGTGGGGCATCGACTGGTTCATCGGGTGGTAGCTCGGCGGCCAACACTTCCAACGCCGGAACGGCTAGCGCCGATCACGTCTCGCCCTACCTCACGCTCTTGTTCGTCATCAGGGTGGGGTGATGTCCAACAGCTACGTCGACCCCGGCTACTACGAGAGCCAGCGCCGCGGTGTTCAGAGCCAGTACGCCGCGCAGATGGCGGCCAACACCTACGGCCGCTTCGTCTCTCAGCAGCGGGGGCAGCGCGAGCTCAACGACATGACCCGTGGGTTCCAGCGCGGCTTTCCTTCCTACTCGGCGCAGTTTGGCCAACGGGGAATTGGCCAGGGCGGCATCCAGTCCGGAGTGATGCAGAAGGCGATGGGCAACTACCTCGGTGACTATCAGCGGGAGTTCTCCCGTGGCACCCAGGACCTGACCGAGGAGCTCCGCCAGTTCGACCTGCAGCGGACCCAACTTACCTCGGACCGCAACTCTGCGCTGGCTGACATCAAGATGGCCAAGGCCAAGGAGATCGCCTTCGCTGCCCAGAACATCGAGGCGTTGAAGCAGATCCTGGGAGGTTTGTGATGGTCTCGTACTCCGACCTGTACTCCTCGAAGAAGTACAACCCCACGGGCGTGGTGCCGACGTCATCGATGCCGGGTGCATCGCGTGGGTCCTATGCCTGGTCATCCATCGTTCCCGCTTCTCAGCGCAGGACCGACGATGCCTACGGCGCCTACCACGCCTTCGTCGGGGACTGGAACGCCAACGAAGCAGCGATGGCCCAGCAGCAGCCCGGCATCCCCGGATCGCCCGGCTCGGGTGGCAGTGGTGGCGGCTGGGGTGGCGGTGGCGGGGGCGCCGCGGCCATGTCTCAGGCTCAGTGGGACGCCATGCTCCGCGTGCTCGGGACCCGCCCGCCCGACCTGGATCTGCGGCGACAGAACTTGGCCCCGTTCCGGGGTCGGAACATCTCTCCGTTCCAGGGGCAGTTGTACAACCGAATGCAGCAGCGACTGACCCAGGGGGCGGCGGCCGACCGGGCCACCGTGGAACGCCAGATGAGCCAGCTGTCGTCGCAGCTGAAGTCGGGCTACTCCAATCCCTACCAGAGCGCTGCCTACGCCACGAACCCGGTGATGCGCGGGGAGATGCAGGCGCTGATGCAGAACACTGGGGCGAACCCGCTGTCCAACACCTATGCCGAGGCGGTCAACGCCGAGAACGCTTATGCCCAGAACTCCGATGCCGCCTTCGGCAATCTGCTGTCGGTGCTCGGGGCGGCCAACCAGGAGGAACAGACGTCTCGGTTGGCCGAAGTCGGTATGAACAGGGTCGAGGCGCAGAATCGGATCGCTGCCGACGAGCTCGCCCTGGGGACCGGGATCGATCTGGCCCGGGGCAAGGCGAAGGAGGCCTGGCAGGTCCGAGCCGACGAGCGCAAGTACCAGAACACGCTCACCCGCCAGCAGTGGAACCGTGAGGAGCGGATGCGGAACCAGGATCTCCGCAACCTCGAGCGGACGACCGAGTACAAGACTGGGGTCGATCTGCAAAACACCCGGATCCAGGCTCTGTTGGACATGCTCGGTGCCTCCACCGGGGCCAAGATCGACTTTGGTGGGATCGCCAAGCTGATCCAGGGCTGGGGTGGCACGACCACCCCGGCGGGTCGGGCTGGGCGTAAGGCCGGGGCCAAGGGTGGGGGGAAGCCGAAGCTCGGGAAGGGCAAGCTCCACGCCGGTAAGGGTGGTGGCGGCAAGGGCAACAAGGGGAAGGGCTGATGGCTTGGGATTGGGATGAGGGTCCGACTCCCGCGATGCAGCGGGCCCAGATGAACTTCGTGCTCGGGCAGGCTCCCGGTGGTGGCATCTATCAACCCGGCTTCTCTCAACAGCAGTACGGGCTGTTCGGTCAGAACGTCCCCATGGGGTCAGACGCCCTGGACTGGGAGAAGGATGCGACCAACCTGGTCCAGGACCAGATCGCCATGCTCTCGGATCCGATGACGGCGATCCTGTCGGGCGCGGGCGGGTTCGCTCCCGAAGCCTGGGAACCCACCGTCACCTACGAGCAGGTGCCTCGACCGGGTTACGATTTCCTCTCCCGCCAGATTCGCAAGGCCCCTGTCACCGACCCCACCACCGGCCAGCCGGTACTTGATCCCAACACTGGCCAGCCGGTGGTGGGGCCCGCGGCAGAGCAGACCTTCTCGGGCTACGTGGCCGACGAGATCATCAACCAGGGCGGCTCATCCACCACGGCGATGGCCAAGATCAAGACCCTCATCCAGGGCTGGGATGAGCAGGGCGTGGGCCAAGACCCCGAGCATCCCGAGTACGCCAAGTACCAGATGTTGACTAACTCCCTGCCCTCGATGCAGAGCGAGTTTGAAATCCTCGGCCAGCCCGGGGCGAAGCCGACGATCGACTGGATGACGGCACAGAACGATGCCGAGATGTGGGAGATCGCTTACCACGAAGACCCCAAGCCGGGCCCAGCGTCATCAGCGATTTACGACGAGGAGGGCAACGTCGTCTCTGAGAGCGGAGGCGGGGTCAACGAGGTCCGCTACGACGATGCGGGCAACCAGATCCTCGTCCAACGCCACGAGGAGCCGACTCCGACGATGGAGTTGTTCTCCGAGTTCGGCCTGCCCATGCCGACCGATGTCTATGAGACGTCGGACTTCATGGGCCCGGACTGGGCTGCTCAGAACGAGGCATACAACGCCGCCCAGGGTGAGTACAAGCAGATGGGCCGGACGATCCAGCAGGGCGGGGAGCTCCCTGGCGGCATCCAGTGGCCCGGTCGCCGGGAGATGCGCGAGACCCGCCGGGCGGTGAACCAGGCCGAAGAAGATTGGCGGTCGGCGAAGGATCTCTACGAGCAGTCGATTCGCACCCCGGCTGCTGCTGCTGGTCTCGCCGAAGCCACGACCGGTCCCGAACTGAATTGGGATCTGATGCCCCCGGAGTGGGCGGCGAAGCACGCGGCGCAGAAGCGGGCGGCGATCGACAAGGCGTTGCGGGTGGGCGAGGGTCCAGTGAACGCGACCGGGACCGTGGAAACGGGTGGTCGCCTGATGGGCATCGATCCGCTGCGGATGCTGAACACCGCTGGCGGGATCGCTCGCAACCCTGCCGGGGCAACGACCGCCGCGGTCAGCCGGGGCGCTTACACCGCACCCGGCGCAACGATTGCCTCGATGCTCAAGCGGGCCCTGGGCATGGCGGGGACCGGCGGCGGTGAGGGCGAGGGTGAAGACAACCTCACGCCTGCTCAGCGCGAGCTCTACAACGAGGTCAACGAGAAGTACCGCACGTACAAGAAGGGGAAGAAGGCACTCGGCCAGGCTCGGGACGTCTACCAGGGGTTGCAGGAACAGCGCACCGGGTTGCGCGAACAGCTGGGAGGGGCGCGCAACGAGCTCTACGGTGCCGACTACGGCCACGCTTTGGCGGCTTCGATGATCCTCAATCAGCAGGGCCGCACGCCCTACACCGATGCCCTGATGCAGCGGCGGATGGTGCCGATGGCGATGGGGGTCCAGCCCCAGGCCTGGACCGGGTACTGATGGCCAACCCCCTCGAGTGGATTGCTCAGGTACGTCAGCGCGACCTGCAGCGCCCCAGTTCGGGGGTTTCGTATTACAGCCCGGCTCAGCCGATCCGGCCAACCGGGAGCCTGGCTACCTCGGGGACAGCTAACCGCATACTGTCCGGCGGTGCCCCACAGGTACCGGCCTACGGTGGGGGGACACCGAGCTTCCAGGGTGCTGGTCCCCAGCTGGGACAGCCGACCGAGACCCAGGTGCCCCAGCAGTTGCTCGGACCCGAGGGCCAGCCGATCACGGGGTCGGCTCCACTCCAAGGCGGGTCGCTGATCGACCAGGCGTTGGCCGCGTCCAAGCAGTACGAGGCCCAGGCCCAGCCGCCACCAGCCGCTGGTTGGCGAGGCGTGCTCGGTACGGCGGTGAACAACCCTGTGGGCAAGGGCATCATGGGCGCCCTCAACGTGCTGGACATGCCCCGGCGGGCGGTGGTTTCCACGGTGCAGGAAACCGTGGACGCGATCAACGGTGGCGATGCCAGCTTCAGCGACTGGGCTGAGCAGTTCAACGACCCCAGCTTCGGTTTCGGCGATGTGGTCGGCTCGACCGGGAGCATCTGGGCTGATCGGCTGATCGGGCTGGCCGGTGATGTGCTGCTCGATCCGATGACCTACGTCGGTGGCTCGGCGGTGCACGCCGGGG